ACGATCAGTTACGCAAAGATGAATCGGTAAAAATTTACGGATTTCAAAATAACGAGATTCCAACGACTGATCTAGGTTGTTCGTCCTGTATTTCGGATATGATGAACAATCTTCGTAATTGGATCGTAGAAAAATCAAAAACGATTGCAAAGCCAACGGTTGAATTTAAAGGTGTTCCTATTAAATGGGGTGAATTTAAAAAGTATTGTTCCTCAAAAGGGATAAATATTAAATCAAAGACTAGGGTTGAATTAATGAATGAATTGAAAAATCTTGAAAATGTTAACTCCTAAACAGGAAAAATTTGCGCAGCTTGTTGTAAGTCTTGGGAACCAATCTGAGGCTTACAGACAGGCTTATGACTTAACAAACAAAGATGCGGATTGGATTGCTTCTAAAGCCTCTCACCTTTGTAACGAGGACAATATTAGGTCAAGAATAAAAGAAATTAAAGAAGAATCTAAAAAAGCGCACGGATTGGATCGTGACAAAATTATTCGTTATCATTTAAACATGATCGAAGCATGGGAGGAACTTTGGGTACTTGGTAAGCGAAACGATTTAGAGAAAGACGAAAAACAAAGATTCTATTTATTAAAGGAATTAGTTAAAGGATCGGATTACAGAGGTTCACTGGCTGAAATTAGCAAATTAACAGGAATGTACGAGCCTGACAAAGTTGAAATTAAAGACACTAGCCACACTTCAAATTGGGGGAGTTAATTCTATATAAACCACACCCGAAGCAATTAGAGATCCACGAAGCTATTGCCAGCGATGGAAAGTATTTCATTGTTTCAATCGGTCGGCAGTTCGGTAAAACGATGCTAGGACAAAATCAAGCCCTAAAATGGTGTGTTGAAAATTCGTGGAAAGTTGGATGGATATCACCGACCTACAAACAATGCAAGAAAGTATTTAAAGAGATAGTTAGGGCGTTGGGAAAATGTCCATTTGTTTCAAGAATAAACCACTCCGATCTAGTCATTGAATTTAATAATGGCGGTGTGCTTATCTTTTATTCAGCTGAAGCCTACGACACTATTCGAGGTGAAACGTTCGATGCTGAGGTGTGCGATGAGTTCGCATTTTATAAGTCCCAAGCATGGGATGAGGTTCTAAAAGCAACGGTATTGGTTCGTGGAAAAAAGGTTCTTATTATTTCAACTCCGAGAGGTAAGAATCAGTTTTATCGAATCTTTAACATGGCTAAGGATAACCCGAATTACAAGTCATTTTTCGGCACGTCTTATGATAATCCATTTATTGACGTTTCAGAGATCGAGGATGCAAGGCGATCGCTCCCTGATCATATTTTTAGACAGGAATATTTAGCCGAGTTCCTAGACGATGGATCAAGCGTGTTCAGGAATATTAACGAGTGCATTAAAAAAGGCGGTGAATCGGTTAATTATTACGCTGGTGTGGATTTGGGGCGTGTCGACGATTGGACTGTTTTAACCATCGTTGACCAAGATAATAATGAGGTTTTTTGCGAACGTTGGCGACACATGGAATGGTCAAGCATAGTTTCAAATATCGTTAAGGTTTTGAATGTTTATAAACCGCTGACTTTGATTGAATCGAATGGTGCGCAAGATGCTATTTTCGAGCAAATAAGGAACGGAATTAGTTTCTCAAAAAACAGATTAGAGCCATTTGTAACGACCTCACAAACTAAACAGGCTATCGTTGAAAGTTTGATTGTTTGCTTTGAGCAGTTGACCATTGGTATTATCGGCTTAGATTGGCAGTTAAACGAATTGCAGGTGTTCACGTATGAATACAATGTGAAGACTAGGAACATTAAATACAGCGCGCCAACGGGACTACATGACGATTACGTAATGAGTAGGGCAATCGCTAACCATGCACATAAAACGATGAAAAAAACGGGCTCTTATACCATAGTACAAATTTAATCAATTATATAAATTATGAAGTTACCTAATAGCTGGGATCAAATCAGTTTAGAACAATATGCGAAGATTAGACGTATTGCTAAAATTGAAACTAAAACCGATGTTGAACGTTTGGACAATCTGATTAAGATCGTTCAGGTTGTAATGGATTGCGATCAGGACACGGCTGAAAAATTCACGTTAAAAGAGATTGAAGTATTTAACGAGTTTTTGAAAACTCCGATGGGAACGAAATTAGTAACCAAATTCAAAGTAAAAAAAACACTCTTTGAGATTGAACTAAACCCAAATAATTTAACGGCATGGCGACACGCTGGAGTGATGAATGCTTTAAAGGATGTGGATTCAAATATGCACCTAATTCTATTCAGTTTGTCACGCCCTTATAAATGGGTTGGTGGGGTTAAAAAGAAGTACTTTGAGTTAAAAGAATCGGAGATACCTGAAATTATAATTGCAATTAATCAGTTGCCTATTTCGTTGGCGTACCCTTTAGTTGTTTTTTTTTTCAATCTCTCAAACGAACTCACAAGCTGTTTACTAGATTATTCGGAAAGCAAGTTGAAGGAGATGAACGAAAGTCTAATAACAGCAAAAACGAACTTACTGAGCGATATGGATGGTATAAAACCATAAAGGATGTGAGCGATCAGTTAAATGAGAGTTGGGATAAAACAGGTGAAAGGAATGTGATCGATTATTTAGGTAAGTTAGAATATTTGACAATAGAGAATGAAGTTAAAATTGAAGAATACGAATTACAAAAGGCTTTAAATAAAAGATAATGGCAGGTAGTATTTTAGGATTATCGGATAGCGAAATAAGTTCAATTGGTGTCGAGAATACTATTTTGGGTGTCTTACAAGATTTTGGCAATAAATTACAAAAAGAATTAAGAGATAATTTAGATTCAAAGATAACTACTCAAACGGCACAATTATTAAGACAAAGCATTGTTTTCGATATTACTGTTTTGGGGTCGGGCTATCAATTTGAACTATTGATGAATGACTATTGGAAGTTTGTCGATAAGGGTGTTCAAGGGGCTGGTGGTGTGATGAAAAACGGTACGGCTTGGGTGGTTAAAAACCTAAGTAGTCCGTACCGATTTAGCCAAAAGAAACCACCGTTAAGCGCATTAGCTTTGTGGTCAAACAATCAAGGAGCGAATCCGTTTGTAGTTCAAAGGAGCGTATTTCATAAAGGAACGAAAGCGACTAACTTTTTTAGCGAGGTGGTCGATAATCCTGAATTGGTAAATACTTTGATTAAAGACTTAGAAAAGGCAGGGGCTAGAGAGGTTGAAATAAATTTAAAAAACGCAATAAATGGCATTAGTAATTAAGACAAATTTAAAGGAGTTTTCTCCCGTGTATAACCCTATTGAATTGGTGGTGCATCAAAACAGCGCAGGAACGAGGACAAAGCCCGATTATAAGTACGTGTTTGATATTTTCATAAATGACAATAAAGAACTTACAACTAGAACCATTAGAACTAAAGTTGCTCCCGATCCTAAACTTGGGTACGGGTTGCAGGATGTTTCTCAAATCGTGGCAAAATTTATAAACGAAGAGATTGTAGATTATGCAAGTGACAATGGGTTTAGCTTAAGTGCGGATGGAATTGTAAAGTATTGGGTTGAAATTGGCGAAGAATATAGGCTTACTGTTGACGACCCTATTGTGGTTTATAATGACCTTATTCAAACCTCAGACCGGTATGCTTGGGGTGCTAGTTTGGAACGTCATCGTTGGATTGATTTTTTCAATAACACGGAGTATACCGATTATATTTTTAATACCAATTACCAAGGTGAATTTTTAACTAATTTCAAAACTCCAACGGTTCAAATAACTGACTTGGGTTGGCATTGGTTTTTAACTGACACGCCAACGGATGTAGATTACATGAGAATTGACACGTACGACATAGCAGGTGCGCTAGTTGGCACGTTTAAAGTGGTGAATGTTGCTAGTTTAATTGTCGATCAAAGCAGGTTAGTAAGGTTAGCAACCGCTCCGCAAAGTTTGAATAATATTGATAGTATTGAGTTTTCGCTAGGGGTGCAACCTGTTATCACCAGTTCAGTCCATACCTATACGATTAGATGCTTTAGGAGCGATAACGTTGCGGTTGGTGAAACATTATATTTCACGGTGCAAAATCCATGTTTCTACGAAGTGTATCGCATTCATTTTGAAAACGAGTACGGGGCTTACGATTCGTTTAATTTTACTTTAAATAGCAAAAAGCTGGCGGAAGGTGAGCGTAAAATTTACGTTACAAACAGCCCTAATTTACAAACGTCTGGAGTAGTGTACAAACATGAAACAGAATCGAAGGTAAATTATTACACGAAGTTTACGGACAAAATTAATTTAAAAAGTAATTTCATAACTGAGAACGAAAATAATTGGCTTAAAGAAATGGCATTTAGTCCACGTGCTTATTTGGAGTTTGTTGATAATTCAGGTGTGCATAATTTCAAGCCTGTTTTGATCAAGTCAACTAAATGGGATGAAAAAATGACTGACATTGATAAGCTATTTACTTTTGAGGTTGAAATTGAATTGGCTGATAATTTTACACAACGCAGATAATGAGAGAGCAGTTATTTATTAATGGAGTTGAATTACCTTTGAGTCGGTCGCTTAACCCATCATTTACCAAGTCAATTATTGATATTCGAGAGCCTGAGAAACGAAGTTCTACATATTCAAAAACGGTTGTGGTTCCAAGGTCAAAAGAAGCGGACGACGTTTTCGGTTTTATTTTTGAGATCAATATTACAAGCGGTTCGTTTAATCCAAATTTAAAAGCGGATGCACTTTATTTAGTGGATGGAATTGAACAGATACGTGGGTATTGCCAGCTCAAAGATTTAGTCAAAACCAACAATTACGATATTGAATATTCGATTGTGTTATTCTCGGAGTTCGCTAATTTATTCAAAGGGATTCAAAATAAATGGCTTGATGAGATTGAGGGGATTGAAACTTACGATCACCTTTTCGGTAAGCAAATCCAAAACTACTCAGTTAATCAAGCTGGGGTTTATGAGATATTCGAGAATGGCGTTTTAGTTCCAGCCGCACTTGGTAAGGGTTACATTTATCCATTGGTCGATTATGGATTTTCAACGGATGGATCAACCTTTAAAGCAACAAAAATAGGGTGTTCAATATTTGTAAAAGAGTATTGGGATCGAGTTTTTAAGGATGCAGGATTTACGTACGAATTTACCGATATTGATTTCGAGGATCATTTTAAACATTTGATAATTCCTTCAAGTCCTGAAAATTATTTACTAGATGCTACCGAGATTCAAGAGCGAGAATTTCAAGCGAACACGCCTGTATTGTCAGTCACCAATACAACGACATCCACAAACATAACCAAAGATTCTTGGAGCGCTGACGATACGATTAAATTCACGAATGAAATAATTGATCCAGGCGGCGTTTATAATCCAGCCACGGGAGTATTTACGTGTTTAGACAAAGGATATTATGATTTTGGTACAACTCTAAACATCACATCGTTTTTCATACCTTCAAGTGGTGGCACGGTGAACTCAGTCGGGTATGTTGATTTTAAAGCTAAAGTTATTTTTTTCGATAATAGTGCAGGAACGACAACCGTAATCGAAGAAGACGGATTTAGAATTTATCATGATGGTTTTACGACGGGAACAAGGCAGTCCAATACTCCGAGTACCTACCCTGATAGCGATTATCAAAAAGTTTATCCGTTTCCTGTAGGAATGATTGACCGATTTAATGATGTTCCTAATCAATTATTTTTATCGTTGTCGAACCT